ATGTCCTGCACAGGCACAGGCTTATTAACGTAGATGTCTACGACAGGCATTGTGATACGCTCCTCTCTCAGATGCTGCGGATGACCTTGGCCTTGGAGTATGTCGGATGGTCTTTGGTCATCATGTTCAGGAACTCATCTTTGGTAAAGCCGGACAGACGGAAGATTTCTTCGGGCTTCATGCCCAGCTGCTTGCCGATTTCGTCCACGGTCTTGCCCTCGTCCATGAGCTTCTTTACGATGGCTTTCATAGGGTCGAGCAGGTGTGTGCCGCGGGCGCGGTTGTGGGTGATGGTGCCGTATACATCGGCACTCTCGTCACCGTGATGGTCTACGACTACGACAGGCACCTTGCCGCCCAGCAGGGACAGCAGCGGTTCACGGCCTGATACTGTCCAGCGGTGGAAGCCGTCAATGATGGTTCCGTCCGGGCGTACCACGATGGGCAGCGTCCAGCCGTTGGTCAGGATAGACTGCACCAGCAGCTTCAGGTTCTCCTCACTGACCTTGTTGGGGTTGTAGTCGTTGGCGTGGATGGTGTTGCGGTCTACCCACTGGAGGGATGCCAGCGGTGCGAATACGTCAATGTTTTCCATGGTTCTGCTCCTCCTTGATGCGGGCGTTGTGGTCGTTGTAGATGGTGGTCCAGAGGATGCGCAGGATACGCATCTTGGGATCTCCGTACAGCAGCCCCTCATACATGGTCTTGTAGTGCTTCTGTTCAGCGATACCATAGGTCTTTATGAACAGGCCTCGCCAGTGGTCGATGTGGGATAAGGTGTCCTTGGCGATGGTGTACCGCTCCGGGTGGAGGAACAGCAGGTCTTTGCAGAGGGCTTTATAATCCTTCTGTTCGGTATCTGCTTCCAGCTCACGCCGCTTGCGGGTGCTGCGCCGGAACATCTCGGAATCCCAGTAAAGCAGAACGAGGTAGGCGTTCGGCTCTCGCCGCTGGATACGCTCCCACAGGTCGTTGTCGGTTTCTGCAACCCACCGTAGGCCTTGTGTGCTGGTATCTCCAAAGAAAGCGCAAAGCCGGAGTGCATTTTTATGCACACCAGCTTCGTACAAACGCATATAGATTTCAGGGAATTCAAGGTTTCGCTCTTTGATGTACAGCCAAACATCGGAATCGGCCCAATCGTAGATGGGATAGAACTTGCCGCCTTTTGTGATACGTTCCATCTTGGTGTTGGCGATGCACTTAAAGCGGGTCAGACTTTCTGCCGTGCGCAGGCCGACCAGCTGAATGCCGTCGCGGAACGCCTTTTCGCAGAACGTCTGGTAGTTCATCTCTCCGGGGTGGTGCAGGTATGGGCTGTACCTGATGGCAAAATCGGGCGGGGTACGCATCCACACATCTTCTTTGCCCGGCTCCCATGTTA